ATATTCTAACACGAACACTAATTAAGGAGACATTTCCGATGGCTAACGAATTAGATCAAACAATTGAGGAGTTAGAGGCCGAAGTTCTTAAAGAACTTGAGGAAGCCAATGGCAGTTCTCCTTTAAAAAAAGAGGCCTACAAACCTGTAAAAAATAATCACTATGACGTAAAAGTTACTGTATCTGACCGAGATGTTGACAAAGTAAAATCATTCATCCTGAACTCCCCAGAATACGATAATGGTGAGATCGAAGATGTAGATAGTGATCAAGTAGATGGCAGTGGAGATGCCTTTAGGGGTAAAGGTGACATCTTTATTCAAGGTGATGGCGCTGGTTCTCTTGGTGTTGATCTACAAAAGGAGTTTGGTCGTAAGATTAAGGTTATGGGTGAAGGTGCAGCTCCAGGCAGTGCTCCTTTAAAAAAAGGTGCAGCTTCAGCTGAACCAATGAAAAAGATTGATGCAGATGAAGGTGAGATAGAAGATTTGGGTACACCAGTTGTAGACCCAGAATCAACTGACTCAATTGGTAAGAAAGCTTCTGCAAAATCAAAAGAAGTAAAAGATCAAGTCACTAAAAACGAAGGTAAACCAGAACCAATGAAAAAGATCAAAGAAGGTATGCACGAAAAAATGACTAAACGTCAAATGATCAATGCCATGAAAGACATGATGAAAGAAATGGAAACTGATCATGAACAAATGGAAAATATCTATGCATCTTATCATGAAATGGCACACCCAGATAAAGACATGAAAGATACGTCAGAAATGTCACATGAAGATATGCACAAAGAAATGATGAGTGGTGCTGACAAAATGGTCAAGTCAAAAGTAGAAAAACTACATGCTGCTTATCACGAAGCTATGCATGGAGAAGAAGATGATGCTGATGACGAGATGATGGAAGCACATATCAGAAGTATAGACGTATCAGATCATGTAAGTGCTCTTATGAGTGGTGAAGGTGATCTATCAGAAGAATTTAAACTAAAAGCTGCAACTGTATTTGAAGCTGCAGTAAAAGCTAAAGTTCGTGAAGAACTTACTCGTATTCAAGAGGATTACAATGATGAACTTGAAGAAACTGTTCAAACACATAAAGATTCTCTAGTAGAAAAGGTAGATGACTATCTTAACTATGCTGTAGACGAGTGGATGAATGAGAACGAACTTGCTATTGAACGTGGACTAAAAGGTGAAATTGCAGAAGATTTTATCGGTGGTCTACGACAATTGTTTGAAGATCATTACGTTGATGTACCAGATGAGAAGTATGACGTACTTGAGTCACAATCACAACGTATTGATGAGTTAGAAGAAAAGTTAAACGAGGCACTCAATGCTAATATTTCTGTTAAGAAAGAAAATAATGAGTTGCAACGTAAAGAGGTCATCTCCTCACTTAGTGAAGATTTGACTTACACCGAGATTGAGAAATTCAAATCACTAGTGGAAGATGTTGAGTTTGACGACAAAGACACTTACACAACCAAACTTGAAACTTTGAAGGAAAGTTATTTTCCTAATAATGTTCAAGAGGTGATTGAATCAGTTGATAATGTAGATGCTGGCCCTGCACAGGACATTGATGTGTCGGACTCAATGCAAGCATACTTAACCGCACTGAGTAAGACCGCCAAAGGTGCAAACAATTAATTTTTAATAATAGTAGATATAGGAGATAACAATGTATCAAACAGAAAGTCTACAAGAAAAGTGGCAGCCAGTCCTTGCACACCCTGATTTACCAGAAATCAGTGATCCGTACAAAAGGGCCGTAACTACACTTGTTCTTGAAAATCAAGAGAAAGCATTAAAAGAAGATCGTGCATTTTTAGGTGAAGCTGCACCTGCCAACGCAACAAATGATGCTGCTGGTGGTGTACAAAACTTCGATCCAATTTTAATTTCATTAGTTCGCCGTGCAATGCCACAACTCATTGCATATGACATCTGTGGTGTTCAGCCAATGACTGGCCCAACAGGTCTTATCTTTGCAATGCGTGCTAAGTTTGCATCACAAGATGGTGCAGAGGCATTGATGGATGAAGCCGATACTGGTTTTGGTAACGACAACTCTGCTGGAGATTTGGGTGGTGATAATCAATCAGGTACAAACCCATCTGTTCTAAACGATAGTCCTGCTGGTGCTTACACTGCTGGTGAAGGTATGACTACTGCACAGGGTGAAGCTTTAGGTGACTCTGCTGACAATGGTTTTGCTGAGATGGCGTTCTCAATTGAGAAAACCACAGTAACTGCTACTACTCGTGCTCTAAAAGCAGAATACACAATGGAACTTGCTCAAGACCTTAAAGCAATTCATGGTCTAGACGCAGAAACAGAACTTGCTAACATTCTTTCTGCTGAGGTTCTTGCAGAAATCAATCGTGAAGTAGTACGAAACATTTACATAACTGCTGTTAAAGGTGCTCAAGTTAACACCACTACTGCTGGTATCTTTGATTTAGATACTGACTCTAATGGTCGTTGGTCTGTTGAGAAGTTTAAAGGTTTAATGTTCTCAATTGAACGTGATGCAAATGCAATCGGTCAACAAATTCGCCGTGGTAAGGGTAACATGATCATCTGTTCTGCTGATGTTGCTTCTGCTCTACAAATGGCGGGTATTCTTGACTACACTCCTGCATTAAACAACAGTCTAAACGTAGATGACACTCAAACAACATTCGCTGGTGTAATGAATGGTCGTTATAAAGTGTATGTTGACCCATTTGCTGCTAACGTAGCTGCTGCTCAATACTACGTTGTCGGTTATAAGGGTACTTCACCTTATGACGCTGGTGTATTCTACTGCCCATATGTACCTCTACAAATGGTTCGTGCGGTGGGTGAGAACACCTTCCAACCTAAGATTGGATTCAAGACTCGTTATGGTCTTGCTGCTAATCCATTCGCTGCTGCTGGTGCTTCTGCTGCTGGTTTCCCTGCTTCTGGTCTTAACGCTGATGCGTCACTAGATGCAAATACCAACGCATGGTATCGCCGAGTTAAAGTTGCAAACTTAATGTAAAAGTAAGTTTAACTGTACAACTATTAAAGGGTGTCTCAGGACACCCTTTTTTTTGACCTAAATACTAGTATGACTACAGAAACTTCACCAATTAGCAGACAACCAACTAAGTTAGACTATTCAAGTCCAACTCAGTTTAAGTTTGTTATTGATCAAATACCAAAGGTAGAATTCTTTACGACTTCTGCAAATTTGCCTGGCATTAGTTTAGGTGAAATTGAAATGCAAACACCATTTAAAAACATTCCATTGTTAGGTGATCGTTTGACATATGATAACTTAACAGTATCTTTTATTGTTGATGAATTTTTAGAAAACTATATTAGTATTCACGAGTGGCTTACTGGTATTGGATTTCCTAAGAGTAGAGAGCAATTTAAAACATTTAGAAGTGCAACGTCAAATACTCCTGTTACCACACAAGGAACAAGTCAAGATATTGGTGACGTAAAAGACCCTACTGCTGATCGTGGTGTCTACTCAGATGCAACTCTAACAATACTCAGTAATAAAAATAATCCAGTAGTTGAAGTACGTTTTCAAGATGTGTTTCCAATTTCACTAAGCACTCTATCATATACTCAAACACCAACTGACGTAGAATATCTAACCGCAGATATTGATTTTAAATATAAACTGTATGAGATAAAAACTTTATGATGAAAATCGGTTTACTTGTTATCGTTTTCATTGTTGGTATGTTATTTACATTTGGGTCATCAGAAGTTTTAGAACAAACCAACACCACAGAATTCTGTACATCATGCCATTCAATGCAGTGGGTGAAAGAAGAATGGATGGAATCTGTTCACTACAAAAATGCATCAGGTGTTCGTGCAGAATGTGCTGATTGTCATGTTCCACACTCATTAGGGCCAAAACTTCACATGAAAATTATGGCTGCAAAAGATGTGTGGGGAGAGATTACAGGTGTTATAGATAATGAAGAAAAGTTTGAAGAACATCGCTGGAAAATGGCAAATCGAGTCTGGTCACATATGGAAAAAACAGATTCTCGTGAATGTAAAAGTTGTCACACGTTTGATGCTATGGACTTATCTGAACAAGAAAAACTTTCTCGTAAGAAACATAAAAGAGCTGAAGAACAGGGGAGAACATGTATCGAGTGCCATCAAGGTGTTGCACACGAAGTACCGCTTGAACCTGATTATTAAATTATGGAGTTCCC